TTTTCCTCTGGAACAATACGATCAATCTGAATCTTTAGCATACCGTCCTTTAAATCAGCACTAGTGATTTCCATATATTCTCCAAGCGCAAAAGATCTTGAGAATTTACGAGTAGCGATTCCATTATGAACTATCTCTGGATACTTCTTTCTTCCATCAGTTTGATCTTCTAACTCACCCTTAACAAATAAGGTTCTATCATCTAAAGTAATTTCTATATCATCTTTAGAAAATCCAGCCACAGCAATAGAGACTAGATATGAATCTTCATCTAGTTTTACAATATTGTATGGTGGATATGATTGTGAGTTTGTTCTATATGCACTATTTAGGCGATTCAACTCTTTGTTGAAGCCAATAAAAAATGGATCATTGAATAGATCCATAGCGAATGTACTTACCATTTTATTCCTCCTTCAAGCGAATAAATTAATTACCCCCCTATTGGGCAGGTATATATATTATATCATAATTTATGGGATTTGATTAACTCCAAAAGGTCTTTTTTTGCACTCCAGGAAAACTCACTCTCTGTTTTTTCTATATCTAAAACTATTGGCTTATACTCAAATCTATAGCCGTCAAACTCTATCTTATTAGATATAGCCTTAGCAATCTGTAAAACGGTATGTTGCTGACCAGAGCCAACATCAAATGCCTTGCCTAAAAACCTATTGTCTGAGTTAACTGCCTTACATATTAAAGTTACTAGGTCGCTTACATGAATAAAGTCAAACCTTTGACTGCCATCCCCATTAATTGTAATTGGATGATTATTGATAGCCTTGCTATAAAACTTTCCAATAACACCCTTAGGGTTTTTTAAGTCGTATACATTTGACTGCCTGAGGATTAATGTATCAAGGCCTACCTGATTAGCATAATCAACACATACTTTTTCTGCAGCAGTTTTGCTTTTGCCGTATACATTACTATTAAGATATATTGCAGAAGATGATATAAAAATAAATCTTTTAACATCTTTTTTATGTGAAAGTTTTAGCAGATTTTTAGTTCCCATAAAATTTACTTCCATAGTACGATCTGGATTTTTTTCAGTCTCTCCTCTTTCAGAAATTGCTGCAAGGTGAATAACTGTGTCAATATTGTTAAAGTATTTTTCTAATAACTTTATATTTGTTATATCTGTTTTTTCTGTTGTAATAACATTATGAGTCTTCTTTAATTCTTTTATTAAGTGGCTTCCTATAAAACCTTCTGCCCCTGTTACTAATATATTTTTCATAATTTTACAAGCAGGCCAGGTTTATCTGACCTGCTCATGTATATCCTTTACTTCTTTGCTGTCTTCTTAGCAGCAGGCTTCTTTGCAGGAGCCTTCTTTGCAACAGCGTTCTTTGCTGCTTTTGCAATTTCTTCTACAGATGGTAGACGTCCAAATGCTTTATCATTTGGATTTGCATAGCGTAACGCCACGGGCGCTAAAGCGGCAATTAATGAGTATGCTAGATCCTTTGGATCAGTTACTCCAGCCATGTATAGTGTTGCTACACCAGCAAGTACAGATCTTCCGTATGATGCTAGTAGTGCTTTTGTTGATTGATTCATTCTTCCTCCTAGGATAGAACTTTAGTTATTGTGTTAAAGCCAATCCATAAACCAATAATTCCTGCGACTCCCGCAAAAACTGGTGGTGCTGGAACTGGCAATTTGAATGCAGCAAAGATTACGCCACATCCAAAACCTGTTAGTATTGATAGTGTTATTTCTTTCATAGCATATTCATTTCATCACAGTGATAAATACATATCTCTACATATTGACTATTAGATATAAAAATTTTTTCTGCTGTACCAGCACATTTTTCTATCTCACATACCAAATAATCATATGCTAAAGATTCTTCTTGGCTCTTTGTTTTAAGCATTAGTCTATTTTACCATAGTCGGATGGTATAAGTTTTCTTAGTTCTTCATACTCTTTTGATATTATTGTCATTGATTCATGCAGGGGTTGCCCCTGAGATAGTGATCCAAACTTGCTAAAGTATTCGATTTCTGGCTGAACCCCTTTAACAAATTTGCTAATACCAGTTTGAGCCTCTTCTATATAAGAAAATGCTAGATCCCTAGATTCAGATATAAATTTTAAAAATCCATCAGTCTGTTCAATAGGTTTGGTTTTGTCTAAATCTTTGCTTATCTTATCTATGATTATATTTTTATCTATTCTTTCTTGCAAAACATTTAGGGCTAGTTTTTTGTTTTTTAATCTAACTCTTACATTGTCTATTAATAAATAAATAAACATAGTGATAAATAGTATAAAGACTATAGTGTCAAACATTTTCTTTTCCACCTTCTCTTACAAGTAGTACTATTGCCCCATTATCTTCCAAGGCTTTCTTGACCCTTACCATATATTCTACCGCACTTCTCTTATCTTCGTCAAGTAAACTCATAAAGTCAGATTCTTTGGCCTTAACCGTCAAAAAATGATCATGATCAATAATAGCAACCTTAAAGTTCTTTGGTGGCCTAATAGACCTAAAAGCCATTTTCATTTGATCTGTATACATTTATTTTTCCGTAGTGAGATATTGCCATGTCTCACCCCATTGGCCTTTTGTCCTATGCTTACTAAATTCTCTAGATATTTGACCATTTTCTAAATAAATACCGCCCCAAACACCCCACTCTTTTTGAGATACGCCAACTGCAAAACATGTTGTTGACACTGGGCAGGCAGAGCATAATTTGTCAATTGCTGGTCTTAAATTTTCATCTTCTTCGTATTTATCAAAAAATAAATTTGTATCATAATCTAAACAAGCAGCGTCGTCTTTCCATTTATCCTTATGCATATTATCCTACAAATTTATCTGGTATATCCCAACCATTTTTAGATGGCTTAAATCTTTGTTGCAGGTGCCATTTATTTTTTACATATGCGCCGAACTTTGATGTTCTTCCTTTGTCAGAAGGGTAAGAACTTACTACTGTCCATCCATCCCAGAAAAGACTGTTATTCTTTTTAACAATTTCTTCCATTTTTTCTAATGATTTAATTTGCATTTTTATTCTTTCTGTTAGTATTTAAAGATTCCAACTTCAATATTTTTGAGTTGGGCTTGCTGTACTACTTTAGATGGTGGATCATTTGGAGTAGACATAAAGGCAAAATAGTTTACCTGCTCCATATTATCAATTAACCAACTTGGTGCAACTTTATAAAGTTTAATCTTTTTACCACGAGACTTAAGTCCACGTTCTGACAGATTAACAAATTCTAAAACCATAGAATTAATCTGCGCTGGACCAGCAGTATAAATATAAAAATAAGGATCTTCTTTTGGCAGGGAAACCATGGCAACTCCCATTGCTCTTAAAAAAATCTGATAGTCTTTAAAACTACTAGTTCCCTGAACTCCCACTATCATTGATTTTCCCATCTCTTAGTTGATCCATTATAAACAGCATCTTATCTAATTCTACCTTATCCATACCCATCGTGTCAACTCTCCTAGTGGTTTCTTTATCAACGTATCCTTCGTTCATATTAGCAGTATAAAATACGTTGTCCTTAATCCAAAAGGCCTGCTCCTGCATTATTATAACCTTTACGCTAGATTTTGCTTCGTATACCCTGGATTGAGTTGTTATTTCTGGTTTCTTAATTGGTGGCAGTAAAGGCTTTACTATTTCAAAAATATGGCTTTGGCAATAAGACAAAGATATTTTCTTATTATTTTTATTTTTTAGCATTTTGATAGACATTAGCCTCAATAGTATAAAAGTTGATAAAGAACCAATTAAATATTCCATAATCCCCATGACTAATTATATCAGGATTCTTTTCTAATAACTCTAATTAACTCCCTAATTGTGTATCTTTTATCTTTATCAAGTTTTGATAGTTCTGTTTGATCAAAAGCCTTTGCAGTTAGTTTTACCATTGGATCATCTTTCATTACGTCCATCTCTACAAACCCATTTTCCCATAAAAACATCATCTCGCTATGAAAATAATTGTTCATCTCCTCATGAAGGGCTGGGCTAAATTCTTTTAAGCGCTCTGTAAAGTTATATACTGGTTCTCCGCTATCTAAATCTAAACCAATCACTTCTAAAGCACCTACTAGTATTAAATCTTCAATGATTTGATCTTCTTTATTTGACATTTTTTGCTCTTTTGTTTGCCAATATTTTAAAATCTTTAACTTTGGTATCGCCTAAATATCCCCATGCGTAACCATCTTCAATCATCTGATCATTGATAGAGATTGTATTTCCATCAACATATAGCCAACCTAAAATTCTTCCATATTTTTCTGAACTGTCTGGCTTTTCTGTTTTTATTACAACCAACTTAGCATCTTTTATTTTTGATTTTAAATATTCTTTTGCTTCTAAACCAAGAGCCTTTTCAGCCTTATCTGTTGTTCGTGACTCTGGGGTATCGATGCCAGCCAACCTCACTCTTGAACTAAATGAGACATCAAAACCAAGATCAATTTCTACGTCTATAGTGTCTCCGTCTACCACGTTAGTAACCTTTTTTACACGATACTCATACATTAACTTGCACTCCCAACTGGTTTGTTTTCTACTAATTTTTCTCGTTCATCGGTAACTTCGTACATAAATTCCATAATTTTTTTATATCCAACAGGATCGTTAACTATGTCATTGTAATCATGACTACAAAATAGCAATTCTCCAGATACTCCAGTGACCTTTACATAAGCCTGTGCGCTACACTTATCACATCTATCTTGAATGGTCAAAACCCACTCTTTCTTTTGAACTACTTCATCTGTCATAAACATAGTATACTACCGCTTTCTGTTGTCAGTTTTATAGAAGCCACTACCATTAAAAGTAACCCCTACACTATAGTATACTCTTTCTAATGCCAGATTGCAAGTATCACATGAGTATCCTGGATCATCATCTTTGATTGATCTA